AACGACGTTTTTTACTTATTCGAGAAACATCGGCAAGGCTCGACGGGTGAGGTGCGGTTTAAGCATAATGAAACGTTAACGCATTTTAGCGATAACGGCGGCAATACTGGGAGCAGCTTTTTACCAGTTAAGGAAAACGCAATAGCGCCTAACGAAACATTTGATTTTACGCCTTTCTAATGGAAGATAATTTACAACACGGTCTATTTGATTTAGATGAATTTATAGGCTACCCTATTCAAGTAGTAAACAATTATTTTGAAACCAAAGGGTGGGTACTTATTCAATGCTTTAATGATTACAAATACGCTTGGATTAAAGCCGATATAAATAAATCTATTATTGCTTTCGTATCAATGATTGATGACATAAGTTTAGGTAATGAGGTCGTTAATTCTATATCATGGTTTGACGGAATTTATACAGATTCCATAGATATAAAAAACACAAATATTACCGCTCAAGATATAAAAGACGAAATGGAAAAGTTTTTAAGAAAGTTTAAAAATAGAGAATGACCACCGAGGAACGAATAATAGACTATATGACAAACTACGAACCCGAGCAAGGCGAATTTAAAGATGGCGTTACGCATTACACCGACACGCTTAAAACACACCGAAGCTATGCAGCGCAATTAACGAGCGCCCCACGCACCTCGATAGCCTACCGATTGTATTTAAACCGCTCGCTCGATTGGTTAAAGCTCCTAAAAAAACACGGTATTAATTTGCAAAACATAATCAAAAATTGACTATATTTGCAGCAATGGAAGCAACACCGAAACCGATTTCAAAGCGTGGCGGTCGCCGTGAAGGTGCTGGTAGGTCGAAGCAATACGGCGAACAAACATCGACGTTATGCTTTAGAGTTCCGCAAACGCACCGCGAAAAAATCACGGCAATGGTTCGCGCATACCTCGAAGGCTTAAAGCTCGAATACAAGTCAAAGAAACACGACCCCGAGTATGGATGCTAAACTATTAACCATACCGTGTGCGATTGAATCGGTAGCCACGCGCCGCGATAAAACGATTAAGGTAACAATCGGAACGCAGGAACTAACGCCCGAACAAACGAGCGCGCTATTCAATCAATGGATGGGCGGCGTAGGTGTTATGGCATTTAAGGGCGAACAATTCAATTACAACGATGAACAGCTATTAAACAACCTTAAACTCGATGCCGCAGAACTCGGAAGCAAAACACCGAGCCAACGGTTACGCGCTACCCTTTACGTTCTCTTTGAACACGCGCCCGAAGGTCATAAGGACTTTAACAGCTTTTACGCGGCAATGATGGAGCGCTTTATCGAAATGGTTAAAAAACGAATCGACACTTATAATTTGTAATTTTGTAATACTATGCCACTATTTCAAGGAGATACGCAAACGATTATAAGCATGAACATTCGCAAGCTAATTAGCGAAGGTTACTCAAACGAGCAAGCCGCCGCGATAGCATACGCCGAAGCCGAGAAATACCGCAAAGCAAGAAACAAGCGATGAAAAAATTAGGTAGACCAACCGACTATAAACCCGAATACGACGAACGAGCGTTTAATCTTGCTTTGCTCGGGCTTAACGATGTACAAATGGCAGCGGCGTTCGATATATGTGAGGCGACGTTTAATAATTGGAAACGCGCCCAACCCACATTTTTAGAGTCATTAACACGCGGAAAAGAGGACGCGGACGCTAAAGTAGCGCGCTCGATGTACGAACGTGCATTAGGTGTAACGATAGTCGAAGAGGCGGTAACAAAGGACGGTGAAGTAGTAAAGCTACGCAAGCAGCTACCCTCTGATACGGCGGCGGCGAAACATTGGTTAGCAAATAGGCAGCGCGGGCGCTGGAGCAATAATGGAGAAAATACCATTACCACCACCGAGCCGCTTGTTATTGTGCGAACCGAAACAAAAGAAAAGAATGATTGAAATTTGGAAAGTATTTGAAAGCGGATACGAGGTTTCTAATTTAGGAAACGTTCGCAGTATTGATAGGATAGTAGAAACGCGAAAGCAGCCTTTAAAATTAAAAGGCAAACTATTGAAACCAGCTATCGATAAGAAAGGTTATAAGCGTGTAGCGATAATGATTAATGGTAAACTAAGTACTTTAAAAGTACATAGGCTTGTTGCTATGGCGTTCATTGAAAACGTTAATAATAAACCTCAAGTAAACCATAAAGACGGCAATAAGTTGAATAACGCCATAAATAATTTAGAGTGGGTTAATAATTCAGAAAACGTAAAGCACGCATATGAAAACGGGCTATCAAAGCCAAAGCGCCTACACGAAAGCAGCCGTTGTAAGCAAACTAAAGAAAGTATTGAGGCAATTGTAAAACTAAAATCTGAAGGCGTTAAAAACCAAATAATAGCCGATTTATATAACTGTTCTATTTCATCAGTAAAGAGGCTAAATAAAGGATATGCAATTTACGCTAACTGAAACACAAACAACAGCCTTCGATATGGCGACCAACGGGGACAAAAGAGTAATTGTCTTCGGGGGCGCTATACGATAACCGCCCCTGCTCGAAAGGGTGGGGGCAAAGATTCGCGGCGGGAAAACGTATTGGTTACTTTTAACACTAACATCGCTTTGTTTAACATACCCGCGCAGCCGATGGGCGGTTATTCGTAAAAGCCTACCCGACTTAAAGCGTACCACGTTCCCGAGCTTTGCCTCGATAATGATGGACGGCGTAAGTAGTTATGTTAAGAACTGGAATAGGGAAACAAACGTTATAACATTTACAAACGGTTCGGAGCTTATGTTTATGGCAGAAAGTTTCGACGACGATAAAGACCTTAACCGCTTTCGAGGTTTAGAGATTAACGGCGCGGGCTTAGATGAAGTAAACGAATTACAGGAAGTAACATTCTACAAAGTTCAGGAACGTATAGGCTCATGGAATAAGGCACACGGCAAGCCGCCTATCGTTTGCCTCGCAACGTGCAACCCTGCTCAAAACTGGGTTAAGTCGATTATATACAACCGTTACCGCGAAAACACATTACCCGAACGTTGGGCTTACATACCGAGCCGTATAACTGATAACCCACACATCGCGCCTGAATACCTCGAAGCGCTAAAGGAATTACCACCTATTCAATACGCTCGATTTGTCGAGGGTGATTGGGATGTACTCGATGACGTTGCTAACCCGTTCCTATACGCTTGGAGCGACGAAAAGCACATCGATGATAGTGTAACGCACAACGCGCACTTACCGACGTTTATAAGCGTCGATTTCAATATTAACCCGTTATGCGCTTTGATTATTCAAAACGTTGGAAGCACGGCTACCGTAGTGGATGAAATAAAGATAGAGCGCGGTTCGATAGACGCGTTCTGCGATGCGGTCGAAGCATTGAACATACCAACGGGCTTAATACGCATAACGGGCGACGCAATGGGCAAAGGCGGTACAATACAGGAGCGCGATAACTCGAGCGCTTACATTCAGATTAAACGCCGCCTCAAGTTAGCCGATAACCAAATTATAATACCAGCAAACCCGCGCCACGTTAACAGCCGTATTGATTGCAATACCGCGCTAAAGAAACTCGATATACGCGTTAATAGTAAAAATTGTAAGGGCTTTGTTTTTGATGCTAAGCAAGTGCAATGCAACGCTGAAGGGCAAATAATAAAGAGCAATCGAAAAAACATTTCTGAGCGTGCCGACTTTTTAGATTGTTTTCGTTACTTTGTAAACGCAATACTTAAAAGATACCTATGAGCGTTTGTTCTCCTTGTTTCGATTCAGGCATTCAAGTAGCTTACTGTAATGGCGGTATAGCGTTCGGATTTGTAGAACCCGAAACTAACTACACAATAACGTTAAAGAGCAATGCCACGAATAAGCTGCAAGTGTTTAACGCAGAATCCGATATTGACGGGCTGTTAACCATTACGGGCGCTAAGATAGATAACGGGCAGGGCTATACGCTCGAGTTAGCTGGGTGCAATAAGTTTACGATTTGTGAAGTGGAATACGACTGCATTAGCTTTAGCGTGGCGAACATTGAAATAATAAGCGAAGAACCCGAAGTAGTTAACTTAATGGAATGCGTAGAATGCAACGGATAAAATCAATAATTCACGGCTGGTATCTTTGGGTAACATCGAACAAGGAAGCAAACGAGTTAAGCGAAACGCGAACGCCTATTTGTAACCTATGCCAGCATCGCAATAAGGCTTTAAACCTTTGTACGGCGTGCGGTTGTTTTCTACCCGCTAAGACGCGGGTTAAAGATGCAGAATGCCCGCACGACTATTGGAGTTAGATATGACTGGGTTCATCCTCTGCCAGGCGTTCCTGACCGAATCGCTCGATACCGAGGATGAAACCCTACGCGAATTAAGTGAGCGCGATATTGGGTTTGTTGAGGTTCTCGTTAACGTAAACGATATAAGCCACGTATTCAGCGGCGAAGATGAAAACTGCATAATACAGCTACGTAGCGGTAGCATCATAAAAGTAAACAATGACATTGACCACATCATTCAGCAAATTAGGCGCGCGACTGCGATTAATTTTTTCGCGCAATAAGGCAAACCCCGAACTACCGAAATACAACTTAGTACAACTATTCACAAAGGACGGCTTTAGCTACTATCGATTCCCTAAAGAAACATCGTTACCACTCGAACGCTTTGCCATGAGCATGAGTTTACTTGAGCGCTTGAGTAGCGGTTTATCGGGTTCTGAAATGGAAGCAATACTAACCGAAATGGAAAAGGCTTTAGGCGCTGGTTTAACGAACCCACGCAACGCCGCTTTAGTTGCTACATACATACACGTAATCCGTGAAAGGCAAAATACGGTAATACACCGCGACCTATTGTTGAACATTGCCGCAACGTGGGTAATACGTTCGGACGAAAACCCCGCGGTTATTAATCCAGATATTCACCAATCGAAACTAAAACTATTTGAAGCGATGGCAGAGGAGGGGTCGCACGATTTTTTTACAGGTTTGGATATAGAGCCGCTGAAACCCTTGTTACGTTTGTCGCCCGAAGAGTTAACGACATTATGGGATTACAACCGAGTGCAAATACAAAAGCTACACGAAACCTTAGCGGCGCTGAGTTCTCACCGGGACGAAGGGCAAAGCAAGCGCAAGACAAGTTCCGCGAACAAGTGATGCACATCGCGGGCGGTAATGTTCTCGAGTTTAAAGAATTGATGCAATCCGATATTGACGTTTTTTTGATTAAATTTGAGGTGTTCTATAAGCAACACCATAATGGCTGAAGTTTTAATTAAGTACAAAGCCGACGCTGGCGACCTCGAAGCCACGGTTAATAAGATAAACGAAGTAAACAATGAGGCGGTTAAGTCGGCTCAAAAGGCTTCGGATAAGATTGCAACCGAGTTTAAAGATGCTGCCAAAAGCGCCGCCGCTGCATTTAGTGGGGGCGAAGTTAAAAAGGCGCTCGATAGTAATACGACGGCTATCGAAAAGTTAGCCAAAAGTGGCAAGAGCTTAACTGGTCAGCTACGCGGCTTAAAACAGGAACTAACACTACTCGAGCAACAAGGTAAGGATAACACCAAAGAGTTTAACCAGCTATTAATAGCAGCCTCACGGCTCGAAGACCAAATAGGCGACACGCGCGCACGGGTTAAAATCCTTGCCGCTGATACGTTTAAGTTCGATGCAGCGGTGCAAGCTACGCAAGGTTTAGCGGCGGGGTTTGAGGTTGCGCAAGGCGCGGCGGCGTTGTTTGGTTCTGAGAGCGAAGATTTACAAAAGGCTATTTTAAAAGTTCAGGGCGCTATCGCGGTCGCTAACGGCGTTCAGCAAATAGCAAATTTACTACTTGAGGAAAGCGCAATTAAAACCGCTATATTAACAGCAAAGCAGGCAATCTATACAACGGTAGTCGGAACGTCTACGGGCGCGGTAAAAGCCTTTAGAATAGCTTTAGCGGCTACTGGAGTGGGCGCGTTGGTTGTTGGTTTAGGGTTTCTAATTGAAAAGTTATTCGCATCTACTGAAGCAACCGAGGACGCAAGCGAGGCAACAAACAAACTTGCTGAAGCAAACCAAAACGTAGCTAATAGCGTTGCCGAAGCCGCAGCCGAGCAGGAACTTGCAGCGATTAGGTTAGCAAAAGCGCAAGGCAATATAACGGATGCAACTGCTAAACGTGCCGAAGTCGAAGTAAAGGTTAACGAGGATTTGCGTAAGAATCAATTACAAACCTTAAGTGAGCTAACTGATGCACGAACAAAGTACAATGAAAACATCAAAGCTATACAAGAAAAGTTCGCAGATGATGAACGTAATTTAATTGGTTCGGTACAAATTGAGCAACGTAAATTTGAGGAACAAAGAGCGCAAATTATCGAAGCTGGAGCAAAACGGGCATCGAATATTCGTACTAATTCAATCGCTGAAATTATTGAGTTCGAAAACGATTTAGCCGATAAAGCTGAACAAGCGAATAAGAGAAATCAAAAAGCGGCTGAGAAAACGAAAAAGGAATACGACGCGCTTAAAATAGCGGTGGGCAATGTTACCGAGGAACTATTGAAACAGGATACGTTACTTGCTCAAACATTAGCAGCGAACCGTGTAAGTGCAGCCGAAGCCGCGTTTAGTAAAATACAATTACTAAACCAACAAGGATTAGCAACGGCTGAGGATGTAAGCAATGCTGAAATAGAATTAATACAACAAAGGGCGATAGCTCAATTGGATGCCTCCGAATTAAGCCAGCGCGAAAAACTTAAAGGCGTTACCGAAGGTTCGATATTAGAAACCGAAATAATAAAGGCGGGCGAAAGCGAACGACAAGCTATTACAAATGCAGCCGAACTTGAGATATTCAATAAGAAAAAAGAATTTAGAGAAAAGAACGCAGCCGAACGCAAAAAAGACCGCGAAGCTGAATTAGAGGAAATAATACAAATAGCTCAACAAACGGGTGAAATTATTTCAGGTCTTTTAAATATTTACAAAGAACAATCGCAAGCTCGTATTGAACAAATTAACGCGCAATCACAAGCTGAAATAGAAGCTATCAATAATTCAGCGCAAAGCGAATTTGATAAACAGCGCCAACGTGAGGCAAGCGAATTAAGAACAAGTCGTAAAATAGCAGCCGAAAAAATTAAGCAAGCTAAGTTAGATAGAGCCACAGCATTATTTGAAATCGCGTTAAATACATCGATTGCGGTTTCTAAGTCTATTGCCGCAAGCCCTCAAACATTTGGTTTACCTTTCAGCGCCTTCGCTCTTGCGCAAGGTTTAATACAAGCGGGTATTGTTATATCTAAGCCTTTGCCGAAATATAAAAAAGGTGGTATTATTGGAGGTCGAAGCCATGAAGCGGGCGGTACATTGATTGAAGCCGAACGCGGTGAGTTTGTTGTTAACCGCAATGCAGTAACGCGCCACCGTTCTGAACTCGATGCTTTAAACACCTCAAGCGCGGCGTTTAAACGTTTAATAGACGAAAGATATGTACGCCCTGCATTAAACTATTATATGGGCAAAAAGGAGCGCGCTATTAACGTCAATGCTTCATTAAATAGCAAATCTATGGAACGTGAAATTAAAGGCATGAGGCGCGACCTAAAGCGCAATAACACGGTAATAAATATTAACGGCAATGATTCGCGTTACTCATGGCATCTGAATTAAAGTTTTTAATCGATAACCTCGATAGGGGTCAACCTTTGAACCCCGAAGATTTCGGGATAAATATAACCGAGGACGATGCGATAGGAGCGCGTATAGTTTCCTTTGATAATGAGTTAATCTTTGGCGGCGACGTGTTCGGCTATTTGTACGATAAGTTAGCAACCTCGGGTTATTGTGAGTTAGTTCGCTTATCGGTTCAATACTTATGCAGTTCGGGTACTTGGGAGCGTTTAGTTGACGGCTATTTGATTGTTACCGAATGCAACTTTATTTTAGACCGCTGTCAGGTTAAAACGAAAATGTACGATGAAACATTCAGCACTAAGATAAACAACAATAAGAGCATACCGTTTTCGTTACGCCTAACAAGGTCAAAGAATGACACCCCAATAACACCGCCAACGGTTAGACGGCTTTACGTATTTGACCCCGGAACGGGTAGTTATTATACGAGCTGGGCTTTTGGTTATGGCATTTATGATGTGTTTGCGCATTTGGTAGCGTGCATGAGCGATGGCTTAATAGACTTTGGCTCTAACCTATTCGCTTATTCGAATCCTAATTTCGATACGACTGTTTATACGCAGGGTAATGTATTGCGCACGAAAACAGATTTAGAAATGTTCGCCACATTCGAGCAAGTTTATTTAGTGCTGAAGCAAAAGTTAAACCTCGGCATGGGCTTCGAAAGGCAAGCGAACGGTCGCCCTTTGTTACGCATTGAACCCGTTAGCTACTTCCAACAAATCACGCCTTCGGTTAGTTTATACGACCAACCCGATATCGAAATGAAGTTCGATACAACGCGGCTATATGCTTCGGTTAACTTTGGCGCAAACCCTTACCTATTCCCGAATGAGTGCAACGGCGGTGAAGGCTTTTGCCTATTTCCACAGCCACAATTCTTAGGCTTTAGAGATGAAACGTTTGGATTCGTTGGAGAGTGCAATACATCGAACGTACTTAACTTAAAAACGAGCGACGTAATATTTGACCATAACGTTATTGAGGATATATTACGTTACAATAGTCAAGACCATGAATTGTCGCCCGTAATAATTCAAAGTAATTACGATAGCGGCTTTTCGCCTAATTCGTTTTCGGCTCGTTTCTATAATTTGCCGGGGCTAACCATTCCATTTTATAACCTAAACTTTTCGAATGAATCCGTTTCGGGTAATTGGTTAAATGGCTTTCCTAATTCGCTGAATGGGTTTTTTAATCAAGGCGACCCAACTCTAACGCCGTTTAGTGCTACTGTATTTGTTACGCCCGTTCAAGATTGGGAAATTATAAACACAACCGCAACTTCATTTAGTGAGTTTAACGGCGTTTTCCCTGATTGGAATAATGAGTTATCGGACGTTGGAAACAATTTAAACGGTCAATTTTATCGCATACCATTTAGCGGTATTTATACGTTTAACGTTTCGTTTTTTCTTGACCAGCTTACGGGCGCGTTTGGAAACAGAACAATAATAGCACAAATCAAAAGATACGAGCCAGACGGTTCGGCTGTTATTCAAGAAGTGAACGGCACGCCGGTAACAGGCAATGTAAATTTATTAGCTACTGCAACCGCTACATTTTACTGTAATCAAGGCGAAAGAATTTATACGGATGTAACGGGAGCTTCTACGGTTGGTCCGATGTATATGCGCATTCTTTCAGGCTTTGCAAATTCTACATTATTCAGCGGCTCGGGTTCAAATTTTCAAAGCCCCGATTTACAGCCCGTAGATATTAATGATGTGCAAGCCTACCTATACAAGTTTAAGCGCCCGTTAAGCATGGCAGAAATAAACGCGATAACAAGCGAAACCTCGAAGCCTATCTTATTAGGGCGCAAAGACGACGCGCTCGCCGTTTCACCTACCTACATTAAAAACATTCAGATTGAATCAGTGATGCGCAAGAATGCGCAATTCGAATTACGTTCAAATAAACTTTTGCCATGAGTTATACCTCGATACCTAATCAACCGATTATCTTCAATTCTGTTTTGCCTGAAGGCTGCGAGGGCTGTGGCTCGGAATATTCGCAGTTGGTGGATTTCAATGACCAACTATTTTGGCAGCTCGAAGCTGGTCAATGTGAATTTGCCGATAGGACTTTTGAAACGGTTATTGCTGATTGGACTCAAAGCGGTTCGACAATAACTGCGAATGGAACAAGTACGGGAAGTTATGTAGCTTTTTATGCTCGGTTTGATGTGGTGCAATATTTTTTGCTTACTGTAACCGTTTACGATATTGTTGGCGAGCTGAATGTTTCAATTGTTTCAGGTACAACGGAAACCATAACAACACAAGGAACTCACAAAATATACTTAACCACATTCGATTTAACTACTGGGATTGTAGGCATTACTTTTACAAACGGCGCACAGCCGTTCGATGGTTCATTCTCAGTTGACAACTTTCAGCCTATTCCAAACGGCGCATTATTCGCTGGCATTGTGGATGCGACTACGTTGGCAGTAGTTAAAAGGCTCGACTTAACTGGTACTGTTAATAACCAATACCTAACCAGTGCAATCAACATGGCTGATTATGATATCGAGGCAGGCTGCTATCGATTAGCGATTGCGGATTATTGTACCAATACTTGCGGTCAGTATTTCATTTACAATCCATATTTCAACAGCGTGCCACGCATTCCAGTTGGCTGGACTTCGAACCCAATAGCAGGAACTGATAATTGGAACGTTGGCAATGGCGAGGCTCAAATTGATTTGACTGTAATAGGCAATGAAGCCGAGCTTGTATCCATTACAGAGCTATGCGAGGACACGACTTACTATGTAGAGATTGAAGTCGAATCGATAAGCAATGCGCGACTAAGGCTGCGAGTTGATGGGCTTAATTATGGCAGCGGAATAAGTGCGTCAGGCACTTACAACTTTACAATCACAGTAACTCAAAGCGGACAAGTAAGTTTATTAGGCTCTCAGTTTGGTGCTTCGCTTGACGGCGAAATAACAGTTAAGCGTATAACCGTTCGCGTAGATAAGAACTCAGCTAAGTACGATATGTACAGCGACCTAATCAGCATCGGGGATTATTCAGACGATTGCAAGTACTTCAAGCTTGAAGGCTGTAATGCTGAGAATCAATTTGGCCTCGCGTTTAATGGCACATCGTTCTTGCCTGGCATCCGTTTGGAGGGCCGCAGATTTAGACCACAGTACAACTCGGATGTGGACTTGTTCAGATATGCAAGCGGCAAGGCTGTGACATCCTATGCAGATATTCGCAAGCGTGTGTCCTTCTTCTTTGGCCAATTGCCTGAGTACGTATTCGACTTCCTTTCGATTATCACGTACTTCGACAACTTGTATGTGAATGGCGATTTGTATTCTCCAGCTGAGGCTGACTTCCCAGACATCGAGTACAACGATGCCAATGACCTTGGCTCGATTACCATCGACTTGTATAAGAAGAACGACAGGGTGCGTAAGACTGTCTGTACGGCAGCCGATGCGAACTGCCTACCATCAATATTGGATTTAGGTGACGAGCCCTTTATATTGGCTCAGGATGGCGACCGCTTGCTAACACAAGACAACATCAATTTGTATCAAGAATAAATTCGTATATTTGCACAGATCATCATAGAGACGTAGGATTTAGTGTGCCATCCTATTCAACTGGCATCACACCAACAAATTAAATCTCTATACTATGGCTTGTGTAAGCTACTGCGACTCTTCGCTACTTGATCACAACTTAGTAAACTGCAACGAATACAAGCTCGGTGGCGTGTCTGCTATCTTAGTTGGTGCTTGCGGTACGGAATTGGTTGACCCTTCAGATGCGGTTGAAGTTGACGCGCTTATTACAGCCGGTACAGCTAAACTCATCGAAGACATCCGTTTCGCTCTACCTGCTGGCTCACCTGTGACTGTTGACAGCCCAATCGGCTGCGGTACTGCAATTCGTATCAACGAAGACCGTACTGCAACCTTGTTTGATGCAAACGTAACTGACGAGAACAATACTTTCTGGAATGATGTAAACAACCGCCGCATTGCATGGATACTTGCGTACATGTGCGACAGCGGAAAGGTGATATACATAAACCCTCCGGTTGGTATTACTACCTCAGCAAACTTCATCTTGCCTGAGCAGAACAATGAATTGCAGCGTTACGAAGTGACGTTCTCATGGCGTGACAAGAATATCCCTGCACAATACGATGCCCCTGCTGGTATCTTTGGATAATGGATAGTCAAACCAACAAAGAAAGCCAGAGCACTGCATCGAAAGGTGTGGTGCTCATGGCATTTGGGAAGCACGTTTATTACGGTGCTGCATACAATCTTGCCTATTCAATCAAGAGATTCAATAAGGACATTGAGATTGCCTGCATCATTGATAAGGTAGATGAAATGATGAGGTATGCACCAGACCTTATTGATGTGGTGGATTGCATCATTGACATCAAGCCGGAACACATGTACACCAATGGCAAGCTTGATCCAGGCAAGGCGAAGGTGTTCCTTTACGATTATCTGCCATTTGAAAACAACATCTACTTAGATGTCGATGCAGTGGCATTGAAAGACATTCAGCCCATGATTGACGAACTGATTGCATTTGGCAAGCCATATGCGTCTCACATCATGGGCTACCATACAATAGACAAAGGCAACAAGATTGAATCAATGGTGTGGGCCTATGCAGATGATATTTGGGAGCGTTATGGCTTGAGCGAAACAACTGTTCTGCCTGCCATCAATAGCTCCATCCAGTTCATTCAGATTAGCCCAAAAGCACATGCGCTTTATAAGATTGCGCAAGACTACTATGTCAACAATCAGATTCCTGTTAAGCAGTTAAGATTTCAGTGGGGCGGCGGCCAGCCTGATGAGCTGTACATGAACATCGCATTGGCAAAGTTGGAGATGGATCCTTCGACAAGTTGCGAATATGTTCACATCACAACAAAGCGAGGCTTGTCAATTACTGGAGTGACAGAGCAATACTATCTGCAATCATACTTTGGTGGGCAAGGCTTCACGCCAAACTTTTACGTTGAATGGCTCGACAGATTGATGAGATCATGGATGAGCGAAAAGGGCAAGATTCACAAGTATTTGATTAAAAGAATTGTTTCAAGCAAGCACGTTGAAGCTAAACGATGAGCATTGAAGTAAACATAGCAATTCAAAAGCATCGGGTATCTGTTGCGGAGAAGTTAATCGACTCGCTTAACAAGCAGACCGTGAAGCCTGATTTGATTACTCTAATACTGCAAGGATTCAAGCATGAATTCAAAAGCGATATAGAGCTCAACTATGTTTACAACAGCGAGAACAAAGGATCTGCTGAAAGGTTAAAGCATACCGGCGATGGTATCAATCTGATTATCGATGATGACTTTGTGCCATATCCGAACTACATCGAAGTAGCGTTGCAAGGCTTAGAAAGAAATCCTAATGCCTTTTGCTCATTCTGGGGCTATCAAGTAATCAAAGCCAACACATGGACCAAAGGCATTCACAACATCGACTGCTATAAAAAGTACTATCAGGACATCAAGTGTAAAATGCTTGGAGTAGGCTTGTCTATTTGGGATGAGTCAAAGCTTCGCCTTAAAGATGTGGCATTTGAGTATAGCAACTATGTAGACATTCAGCTTGGCGTATATTGCAAGGCTAACAACATTGACATGTTCAAGCTTGCACAACCTTTAAACCTTGTCAAGCATTATGACAATGCTGAGATTCAGCAAGGCTCTTTGTACAAAGGCCAAGCAAGCAACTCGAAATTGTTTCAATCAGAATACTTAAAACTCATAAGCGATGAAAAATAACTTCTGCCGATCTAAGAGCTGCGGCTCGCACATCATAAACCAACCAACAACTAAAGCAGTTGCATAATGGCACTTTCTACTGAGGACATTGACAAGATTGTTCGAAGGTTCGCATACCAGTACAAGGGATGGGAGACCGCTTCGAAAAGCTCACCCATCAACCCCATCACTAAGGAGCGCACTGGTGTAACTCAATATCCTGAGTATTGGCCGGGGTATAACTATGCCGCTAAAATGTATGACAGCATCTTGCCGCATACCCGGCCTGATATTTACCCAGCTCACTTGCTTAGTGTGCGCGCACCTAATCAGACTGATGCGCAAGCTGAGTACATCAGAGCCAACTACAAGCCCACAACACTCAGCGTGTTTGAGGACTTTAAGGCTACGATAAGCCGCGCCTTTGCAGATCAGAATTGGTCCATCCGCTACACGCCAGAACTTGAGCCAATCTTCGGGGATGATACGTTTCAGCGTTATGTAAATAAGGAGATTGAGAAGTTCGGATCATTGGAGATGTTCGTCAAGACCATGCTCCCAACATTGAAGCTGATTGATCCAAACGGCATCATCGCTATCTCGCCGGAAGATGTTGAGACCATCGAGAATGAAGAGGGCGAAGAGGTGATAAGCAACGAGCTTATCAAGCCGATGCCGGAATACTATTCCTGCAAGAGCATCGTGGGGCAGAAGTTCGGTGAGTATTACATGGTGATATCCGATGACAAGAGCGAAGTGAAGGCAGGCAGCAAGATGGAGCATTCGGGCCTTGTGCTTGAGATATATGACACCGAAGCAATTTGGAAAGTATATCAGTACGGCAAGAAGTCCGATATGACATTCTCAGAGCCTGTGCTGTATTATCAGCACAACCTTGGATATGTGCCTGCACAAAAGCTTCAGGGCACTCCACAGCTAATCAATGGCGAGATTGCATTCCAGTCGCCATTCATCACCGCTGTGCCTTTGTTGGACCAAGTGATTCTCGATGAGTCATACTTGCAAATCAGCAAAGCCACAAGTGCCTTCCCTTTCATGGTTGCACTTGGGGAGATTTGCGAGTTCATTGACCGCGAAGGAAACAAATGCCAGGACGGCCAAATCTTTGATCCAATCAATGGCGGTTACAGGACTTGTGGTTCATGTAACGGGTCCGGAGTGAAGTCAAGATTCTCGCCTACTGGCATGCTATTAATCAAGCCAAAGACCGCATTGAGCGAAGGCGACAGTGCTTTATCTGGTGAGTACCTGAAGTTCGTGAGCCCTCCAATGGACACATTGAACTTTCTGCGTACAGAGATTGAGCAGCAGATGGCCAAGGCAAGAAGGATATTGCACTTGCCATCGAGTGACGAAAGCGGAACCATAGGCGAAGCATCGACTGCAACGGGTTCATTGAACAAGCTGCGTGCTTTGTATGCCTTCATCAAGCCTATCTCAGACCAGCTGTTCAACCTTTACGAATTCTGCTTGGTGACAATGGGGCAAATGCGATACGGCGAATTCTTTGGCGGTGTGAACTTGGTGTATCCAACATCATTCGACATATCAACTCCGAGCGACTACCTTGCTGTCATCAGCGAAGGCGTGAAGGCTGGTGTGCCTCCATCAATTACATTCAGCAATGTCTACAACTACATCCGAGCAATTCACTACACTGATGAGGAGACCTCAGCGATTTACGACCTGATTATCAATGCGGATGAGTTGCTACTTATGAGCAGTGCAGACATCGCGTTGCGTGTTGCAAATGGCACAGTTGAGAAGTATCAAGATGTGATTCACCACAGCGCACCTCAGCTGATCATGGAGCTCATTCGCAACTACATCCCGACTGAAGATGCACCTCGCTTCATTGACTTACCAATGAGCGAACAGATTGCAGCATTGAATCGCTTAGCATCGGATAAGATAGGCACGCAACTGGATCCAATCCAACAGGCGCAACAGGAGCTACTGAATGGCATCATTTGATTCATTAGTTCGCGATAAGATTGCGCTGTTCGAGTCAGTGCCTGAGAAGCTGGCAACGGCTGCTCAGAAGACTCAATCTGAGATATGGCGCAAGATTCGCCCTATCTTGGAGGACATG